CCCGTGTTGGTGGACGCGGAGTAGTTGCCCGTGTTGGTGGACGCGGAGCGGAAGCCCGTGTTGGTGGACGCGGAGCGGAAGCCCGTGTTGGTGGACGCGGAGTAGTTGCCCGTGTTGGTGGACGCGGAGTAGTCGCCCGTGTTGGTGGACGCGGAGTAGTTGCCCGTGTTGGCCTCTTTATTTTCATCCTTGATGTTTTCCATCACAAAATCAACGGCAGCTTTTACAAGCCCAGCAATGCCGATTTCTGCTTTCACAGCAATCTTTTTCCGCAGCGCTTGCTATCTTCGTTGCTTTTTTTATGGCTCACATCGTCCAAATCCACCTCACAGTAGCGGCTCATGTCGCCGGGGGTGTAGTATCCAAATACATCCAGCGGGTACTCGCAGGCGTGGAAGCCTTTCTCGCACAGTTCGGCAGTGGGTTCCTCGTAGGTCTTGCCGATTTCGTACTGGAAATCACGGCATTTCAGGTCTTTGTCAAAGCCTTTATACATTTTCATGAATGTTTTCCTCCTGCTTGAGAATCAGCCCGCACAGGGCGTTGAGCGCCAGCGTAGAGCCGACGATGGTGGGGACGTTGAGAGAACCGAGCGCAGCCAGCAGCAGCACCAAATCTGCGGTGATTGCCAGCTTGACGGCAGCGCGGATAAGTGATAAAATACAAATAGAGCTTTTACCTTTGCTCATTTTTTCTTTGCCGTTCCGGTATGCCAGTACCGGGGCGGCTTCTTTTTTTGCTGTCATTTCAAACACTCCTTTGAATTAAAATACTTCTTAGCTCTGAAAGAACGCTGTCGATGCGTTCCTCATTCGTTGGTGGCCGCTTTACGCGGATTCGGGTTCCAGCTGGGTAATACTCGGCAAATTCCTCAAGTGTGATGTTAAGAACTTCGCACACTCTGCGAACTTCCGTCCATTGCCAATCCTGCCGCCCGTTTACGCGGTGCGAAAACACGCCGGGGTTTATTCTGGCGGCTTCTGCAAGGCGTTTCTGGTTCCAGCCCTTTGACTTGATGTAGTCGTTGAATGTTGGGTACATCTTTAACCCTCCTTGTCTCCGCTGTCGCAAAGCTATATACTGTGCAAAAAGAGGAACATATTATGGATTCAAGCACAGCAGTCGGAACTTCTCACGGCCTTTAGGCGTGATAAGTGTCTGTGTGCCGCTCCACTTGGTTTTCTCGTTAAAGCACTCTTTAACCTCAAACAATCCGTTGTTTTTATCGGCGTATGGCATCAGCTTTGCTTTTTTATCTCTGTAGATGTATTTCTTTTCCATCAAGAAAGAGATAAACTTTTTCTCTTCAACTCCAAGTTGTTTCGCCGTCTCCCGAAAGCTGGTCAGCAAATTACGGTCTACAAGTTCGTCAAAATATTCAGCTTTAGGCTGCATAATAGCATTCTGAACTGTAAGTTCCGAAATCCGAGCATCCCGTTCTGCCAGCGTTTTGTTGGCAACCAGCAGGGCTTTCGCCATCAACTCAGATGGCGTAAGCTGTTCCTGACCGGAAATGTAACCACCATTTTTGCGGATACTGGGCAAGACCTCACTGGTAACCCAGCGCTTAAACTGTTTTGCAGTTGGTAGCTTGCTGGAAAGAATAAGACTATAAAGGCCTGATTCGTTGATAATAGTCAGCTCCTGCACGCCGCCAAGGGTGTCACATTTTGTTACTCCCTTATCTTCTTGGTCAACGTGATCTGCAAGCGCTTTTCTCGGATTGCTGTACTCAAGGACAGCAGCCACATCTTTTCCAACAAACCAGGGCTCGCCGTTAAGATCAACTGTTCGTACATCGTTGTCCTCGTACTTGAAAATCTGAATGTTGTTCATTCAATCAATCCTCCATCAACATAATAAAAAGACGTACAAACCTAAAAACAATGCAGATAGACAAGATTACCCAGTAAGCTGTTCCCATATCAATCTTCAGTCCAATAAGGCAAAGTAAAATTAAAGCAAGCATGCAATCACTCCTTTCTTTCCGCGATCAGTTCACTTACAGCCGCTTCCATCTTCTTCTGAATGTCAGGCGGTTTACGCTTGCTGTTCAGAATCAAACAGATATAAGGCTTGCCGTAACCTAGCTTTTTTGCTACATCTTCATAAGAAATGTCGTTGTTGTGCATTTTCCCAATCAAACGGCCAGTCCACGCTTCGGGCATTTTTTCACCTCCCTAGTAAAAATTAGAAGTAAACAAAATTGACTGTCGCGACACAATATGCTATAATCTGAACTGCCAGAGTAAGGCAGAAAGGAAGGTGGTCGTCCTTGACCCAACTTTTGAGTATGCCAGTTCCAGACTAAAGAAATTGCGTAACGCGCTATGGCTTAAACGGCTGCCCCAAAGCTGCCAAAGGTTACGGCAAGTCCACAGAATTGCAAGTTCGTTTTGCAAGCAGCGGATGCGCATTGCACAAAGGACCGTGTACTTGCCCGCTCACATTGAGCGGTTCCGTTGCTGCAAACTTGTTCTGGTAAAAAACTTTGGGGAAAATCCGTCTGCTAACGAACAGCAGGCGGATTTTTTTGCTGTCGCGGCAGTAATTATGGTTGCAAAAGTTTACAAAGTATGCTATATTGTAGTTGTCAGATACATAAAAGCATTAGGCGCGGGCAATAGGTTGCCGGGGCTTTGTTTGCTGCAAACTTTTTAAACCATGACTATAGTATACAGCAAACTTTTTAAACCGTCAACCCTCCTGTGCGAACTTTTTAAACTTTAGCATTTTGCACAAATTGGAGGTCTTGTTTTGGCGTTTTACGACAAGTTTGTAAACCTTTGTGCTTCCATTGGGGAAAAGCCTACGCCGGTAGCTCAAAAATTAGGAATTAGCAAAGGTACAGTTGCGAGTTGGAAAAGGAGAGGAAATGACCCAACTGACGCATATTTGGCAAAGATTGCAAATTACTTTGGCGTATCTGTTGACGACTTGCGCGGGAATTCCGAAAACGAAAAAAAGCCCACCGCACAAGGCAATGGGCTAAAACTCGATTCCTATGAAGACATCGATCAGTGGCTTGACACTTTAGATGGAAAAGGTCTTGATATGGTAATTGCGATGGCAGCAGCAAAGAAGGTGAAAGTCAATGAAGATAAATCCTGATTGCGTCCGAGATGTTATGCTTGGTCTCGAAGAGCAGCTCGGCTTGTTCCTGAATGATAAATGCAATATGGAGTTTGAATGTTCCAGCCCTGATAAGCTGAAAAAATCCTCTTTTATGATGGGCAAAGGCTATTCCCGGGAAGATATATTTTATTCTTGCTTGCAAGCTGCTGAAAATGGCTATATCGTGGCAGAATATCGAATAGACAAAGAACTCAGAACGATAGAGTTTTTTTATATTATGTATATCACGCCAAAAGGCCATGACTTTATTGCGTCAATTTCCAATCAGCAGACGTGGCAGGAAAAAATAAAGCCCACCTTGTCAGCGGTGGGCAATGTATCTCTTACTGTAATTGAAACGATTGCAAAAGGTGCGGTAACTGCGCTTATTGAGCATCATCAATCCGGCTCTTAAAGGCATTGTGCGGGCGGAACGCCGTATTTCCCTGTGCGGCAATTACACTGGCCGCAATAGCTCTGTCCAGCTCTAACGGCAGATTTTGCGCATCGTAAAAGTTTATGCCAGAGACTTCAATCAGTTTCAGCATTTTTTCGATGACTTCATCCTTTTTCTGCCTGTACTCGCTGTCGTCGCACTTGTTGTAGACATCAATTCTATCCCGCATTGCTTGTCTCCTTTATAACCTCATTACAAATTGCAATAGCATCTTTTAGCGGGATTTCTCGCAAAAGCTGCTTTGCCTGCTCTCTTAAACTAAGTATCGTACTTTTTTCAACTGTTGTCAACTGTTCTTTTTTCATTTCAGATTCCCCCAAAAATAAATAAGGTTGTGATATTGTGGGCTTTTTTGACTTTTTGAAACCGAAACAAAAAGTAAATGTTTCCATAACAACACATGAGCCGACTAAAGATGAAATTGCAAAGCAGTACGCTGGTTACTGCAAGGCGCAAGCAGAAAAGCGGCACGCAGAACAGGAAGAGCGTGCAAATGAGTGTTTTCTGGCGCTTTCCGCTGATGACCTAGAAGACAAAAACGGCCTAAAGCCAACAGAAATTTTAATGCTCTCTTATTTAGAGAAGTATTCCAGCGGAAAGCCCGTTGCAAAGTTCTGGCATTATGATTATGGCGTTGATGACGTTTGGCCAATTATTAAAAAGTTGGAATCAATGGGATTTGCTGAAAACGGGAAATTGACTGATAAGGGAAAAGCAGAAATAAAAGATAACGAATATGTTTATTTTTGGCATAGAAAGACTTATGCTCGTGTGGCTTTTAACTTGCCTGAGTTTTGCCGTGCCGTAAATGCTCGAAGAGATATTCCGTATCGGGATTTAATATGGGGACAATACAATAAACTGTATATGGAAGCCTTTTCTTCTCCCAAAAAATGCCGTGATTTACGATATTCCATGTATGAGTTTTTGGTAGACGAAAAAAAGTTTAAAACGGCTTTTTCTATGCTACTTGAAATACCTTTTTATGATATGAACTGCCAATATCCTTTTATAGCTCCTAGTATTATGCAGGAACTAAAGAAAGCCCAAAAAAAGGCTGGCTTTACTGAAGATCAAATTTTTGATATGGCAAAAGAAAGATACGGCAGGATGCTTGTTGAAAACCCAACTGTCCCTGCGATAGATGCCGCAGGTATTGTAACATCTTACATTTTTGGAAAAGATGGTCTCGCTCAAAGAGTTTTGAAATCTTACAACATTGATTGCGCCAGGCTGTTTTCCGGCAACCATTGATTGTATTTTACACAACTGCCAGTTGTATTTCAACAGTTTCACAAAAAAATCCATTTGTCAATGCCTTTAATTGGACTATAACACATTCAAAGCGCAAAAAAGCATGAAAAAAAGCAGCTCAGATGCTGTAACATCGAAGCTGCTAAAAGGTGGGTTATAAAAGCAGACAGGCTCTCAACCCGCCCTTATTCTATCACAAAGAAAGGGGCAACGCAAGATGAAACGAACAAATACAGCAAAATGGGTTGAATCTGCCAATCGTTGGCAAATCAACGTGCAGAAAGACGGAGTGAGAAAGACATTCACCAGCGCCAAGCCGGGGCGTACAGGGCAGCGTGAAGCCAACGCCAAGGCCGACGCATGGCTTGAAAAAGGTATCCAGAACCGCAAGCAAACCGTTTCAGAAGCATATGTCCAATACATGGCCCGCCAGATGAAAATTTCGTCCGAGGGAAACTGGAAACCCATGCAGGGGCGCTATAACAAGTGGATTGCCCCGCGCATCGGGGACACTCGCCTGACTTCCCTTACAGAGCAGGCAGTACAAGACATACTGGATGATGCTTTTGCAGCAGGCCGCAGCAAAAAGACAATTAAGAATATTGCGGGCGACCTGCGGAGCTTTTTCAAGTTTTGCCGCCGCTCTGGATGGACAACGTTTGAGCCGGAGGAACTGCACGTTCCAGAGGGAGCGCGTTTCAAAGAGCGAACAATTTTGCAGCCGACCGACATTATAACGCTTTTGAACATCGATACTACCCTAAGCAGGGGGCACAGGGTATTTGACGAGTATATACATTATTATAGACTTGCCGTTTTTACAGGAATGCGGCCAGGTGAGCTTTTGGGCCTTGAATGGGGAGACATTGAGGGCGGCGTAGCTCGTTTAAAGAGATCTGTGAACATATACGGGAAAGAATCAAGGGGAAAGAACGAAAACGCCCCGCGTGCAGTTATACTTTCGGCGCGGTCGCTGGAAGAACTGAACGCGCAAAAAGAGTTGACCGGAATGTGTCAGCGCGTCTTTCCGCAGGTAGAAGAACGGAACATTCGCCGCGCTTGGCAAAGATACTGCGACGCAAACGGAATAACGCGCTGCACTCTGTACGAACTGCGCCATACTTTTGTAAGCATTGCCGCAAATCTGCCCACAGGCCAGTTGAAGCAAGTCATTGGCCACAGCCAAAACATGGATACATACGGCGTGTACGCCCACGCAATAAACGGACAGGATAAAGTAATAGCCGAGAACATCGAGGGAATCTTTGATGCTGCCATAGCAGCTGGGAAAAGTACACAGTGAAAGTACACACTTTTTATTCTCTGTCGGTATTTGGTATGGGGATTGAAGTACACACGGTACACACTTTTTACGATAAGTAATGAATATAATACCGTGCTTCGTGGAATAATCGGGGTTCGAGTCCCCCATCCTCCACCAATAAAAACAGCGTAGATTCGTACGAATCTACGCTGTTTTCTTTATGCAGTACACACTTTAGTACACACTTGCCTATTTTTTGAGCAGATTGTGCAGCAGTTCTGCATACAATTCCGGACGTGCTTCTTTCAGCGCATCCATAAACTCATCCAGCACACGCCACACTCGCCCTGTATCAGCCTTGTTTACAATCTCTAAAAATTCACTCATTCTGCAACCGCTCCAATTTCCGCATTACGCCATTATAAACTTTATGGTTCGCCACATATAAAGCAGACATAAGCTCATCCAACACGTTCAGCGCATCCGTAAGGTCTACATTTGACACAGCTCGTAAAAAGTCACTGCTGCCAACAGCAGCCCTTGTAGACGGCTCTGCCGCTTCGTAGTAGCGAACTGTCTCTTGCCGTTCTGCTTTTTGTGGGGCATGGGATACATCTGCAAGCTGCTGATTTTTCACAACATACAGCGCCGCCAAATTTTTAACTCTGGTCATGGTGAGTTCGCTGTTTTCGATTTCGGCTATAGCGCCGTCAATCTCTCGCACGTCAACCATAGCCCTTACACCTCACTTTAACCGTTTCGCATCGTGTCAATGCACCGCTGGATAACTTCCCGGTCTTTGCTGTCAGCCCCGCGCATAATATCTTCCATGCGGGAAATCAGTGAATCGCGTCCATCGTCCATGCTGTAATGGCCGCGCACATAATGCGAACCGCGCCGCGCATAGCTGCTGCCGCGTCCATAATTGCCGCGCATGTTGGCACTCCAATCACCATCCCGGCTGTAATCTTCATCGCGGCTGTAGCCGCCTTCTTCCAGCATTGTGATTTTGTCGATGTTTTTAATGGTGTCGGTCAGCTTGTGAACAGTTTCCAAGTCGCCAGCAGACATTTCTCCTTTTTTCCCTATTTCGTCAAGCTCTGCGCACAGCATGTCCTTCAAATCATACAGAACCCTTTTACTCATGGTTTAACTCCTTTCAGCTCACGCGCTCAACCAAAAAATTCGCGTTCTCAAACAAAACGGTTTGTGTGCTTGTATTTTCGGCAGCAACGGTCAGGCAGCACCCGCGCGGAACTTCAACAAAAGCCGTGACGTAAATATTAAAATAGTTTTCTACTGCTGCCGGTGTCACGGTTGCAGTCGCACTGTTCAGCGGTTCACCGTTGATGGCAAGCGCCGCCGTAATAGCTTCCACTGTGCCGCCGGTAGGGATAGCAATGTTTGCACCAAATCCCACTTTGAAACGAGCTTTGCACTGGTTCGTAAGCCCTCGCAGGGTGACAATTCCTGCACCTTCACGATGCACAATGCAGCCCTTACCCGCTACTGCCGTTTCCGTCAGAGGCACGTTCTGGCCTGCTGCCACGCTCACGGTATTGGCGTTTGTAAATTCAGCCATAAAATCATTCCTTTCAAAAAAAGATAGTGGCGGGACGATTGCCCCGCCACATTTTGCACTATCGGCACGGGGCCGAACATGTCAGATGCTCCGACAAGTTGCCGTATTCGTTTTTAGCATCCGCAGCCGTTGCAAGTGCCGCAATTCCCGTACTGATATGGTGCAGGAACGGGGAAAGCCGGAACAGGGCGGGGGTTGTAGTAAGCAAGCTGCCCGCTCATATAGGCTTTCAGCGTTTCATTCTGCGCAGCCTGACTTGCGGCAAGCTGTGCGGCAAAAAGCTGCTGGTTCTGCTCGGCAATCTTGGCATCTTTAGCCTCAATGCGCTGCGCCGTCAGTGCGTCAAGCACAGCGCGGGCGTTCGCGTTCTGGTTTTCGATGATGTCCCGAGTGCCGTTCTGGATAGTCTGGCGCGTGTCGCAAGCCTGCGTAGCAAGGTTGTAGTTTACGCCCTGGATAGCCTCGCGGGTCTCGCAGCAGCAATTTGCCTGCTGCATCTGCATGGCATTTAGCTGCTGCATAAATGCGGCCTGCTGGTTTGCGCGGCTGATTTCAGCCGACATAAAGCCCTGCTGCATAGCGTTCTGCACACCGTTGACAAGCTGTGCTTGAGCATAGAAGCCATCGCACAGGCCGTTGTTCACGACGTCGATTTTGCGCTCAACGTTGGCAAAATCACTGGTGAGGATGTATCCATCAACTGCGCCGGTGCTGCCGTTGCCGCCAAAGCCGTTGTTGCCCCAGTTGCCGCCCCAGCCGCAGAAAACGAAGAGGAAGAGAATAATAATCCACCACGCACCATCGCCGCCAAAGCCCCAGCCGTTGCCATTGCCCGTATTCGCGGGCTGAACAGGCATTGTCATAACAGTGCCGTCCGAAGAAAGACTCATGTTTAACTCCTTTCAAAAGTTGAATGTATTGTTCACCGTGCGCACGGTTTGAACCTATTTTAAGAATCCCTGAAACTGTTGCGCCATCGCTTGCAGCTGCTTTAGCTGTTGCTGGCTCATTTTTCCAGATTGCAGCAGCTTTTGAACTTCCTGCTTCGGGTCGCCTTGGAAATTCTGTCGGAACTGCTGAAACTGCTGCATCATCTGCTGAAATTGTCCCATCGCGCCGGGCATACGCCCGCCGCCTAAAACGTTAAACAGAGGATTTGGCATTGTCGGACTCCTTTTTCTTCGTAAGCGGTTTGTCCGCCGTTAGCGCGTCAAATCGCGCTGCCAGAGCGTCAAACTCTGCACGGGTGACAAACTCCTCAGCTTGCACTTGCGCTGCCTGTGTGGGCTGTTTCTGCGCCGCTGTGCGTTCCGTATAATCAAAGATGCGCAACGGCTGCGGCATCCCGCTTGCGTCCACTGTTTTGATATAGAACGAGCTTTTCTCGCTATCCATCAAAAGCACGCTGTTTCCCGGAGCGCAAAGATACGACTTCGCCGCTTCTTCCCCCTGCACCCAAATAATAGGCGCAGTCTGCTGTGCAGTCTGTTGCTGCTGCGGATATGCCGCTTGTCGAAGCTGTGCAAGCTGGTCGGGCATGGCCGACGGCATCTGCTGCCCCATCGGGTAATATCCCGGTGCGAATCCGGGCTGATACGGTACGCCAAACGCCATAGTCAATCATCCTTTCTGCCAATAATACAGTGGCGTCTCGTCGCCGCTGTCCCATGTATCCAGCCAGTTCCCATTTTGCACGCACACAACATGCGTAGCCATTGCCAAAATATACGTGCCGTCCGGGTGGTCTTTTGCAAACTCCGCCACTGTGTAACAATCCGGGCAGCTGTTCGGAATTGCCGAACGGTTCCACCCGCACCGCCGCAGATAGCTGCCCCAGACATAGTTTGCAGACGGCATATCATGCAGTTCAAATCCTGCCAACACCAGCGCCGCATATGCAGCCTCCCACTCTTGATGCGTTGCGGCTGCAATGGCTCTGACGGTGCAATCGCCGACGCGCTTTTTTTCTGGATTCAGGTTTAATTCTCTGTACATGGCTTTATCCTCTATATTTATTGTAATATTTTACACAATTTCGCGTGCGCCACATTTGCGCCGACTTTACGCCAATTTTTGCAGAAAGTTCTAAAAAATCTTTGCAAAAAGCATTGACAATGCAACGCTAGCGATGTATACTATAGACATAGTAAGAGATAGGCAACCACATACAGGAGGAAACATCATGAAAGAGTACAAGCTGAACGTTTATAACACCCTTTGCGAGACCGCCAAAAGCTGCCGCGAGATTCACTTCTACGATGTTTGCCGTTCCATCGGTGTTAAGCACCTCAAAACGCAGGAAGTCCTCGAAATCATGAACAAGTTTATCCGCAGCAATCCTTCCTATCGTGCCGTCCAGTTCATCGACCCGAAACGCACCGCCGCAGCGCAGAGCCTTTTCACCACGTTGGTTCTCACCGAGTGCGAATAACACCACGCAAAAAAGGAGGCTCCCATGGAAATTACAATCACCGAATACGCCGCCAGACACAACCGCAGCCCCGTCACCGTCCGTCAAAAGGCCCTGCGCGGCGGTTTCAAAACAGCCCGCCGCGTCGGTCGTGACTGGCTCATCGACGAAGACGAACCCTACACGGACAACCGCCTTGCTGCACCACAGCCGCCGGACCTGTGGCAGCTGACCAGCGGCCACCGCTGCGACACCATCAGCGACGCTGGCGCGGTCAAAATCGCAAATGATTCCTTCACCGTTCTGATTCCCACCGGCGCAGGCGACGGCGACTCCGCGTTTTGCATCTATAACGATGGCGAGATAGACACCGCGTCCCTCACTTATTTCACCTTGATTTCCGGTAAATTCAACATCTACGACTACGATTGCGGCAGCACCGTCGCCGAAACGGTCGAGGGTTGCTTCCAGGTCTACTACTCCTCCGGCATCGTGTTTTTTATAAAAGCAGAATAAAAAAAACAGCGGTCGTACCGGGCAAACGCCCAGCACGACCGCTGTTTTATATCTTCCTGATTTTATTCACGACCGCCCGCACCAACCGATTGACAGTGCGTTCGCTGCAGTTCATTTCCGCAGCGATCTCCGCGTTGCCCAGGCCGCGTCGCCTGTAATCCAGCACCGCCCGCTCGTCGTCGGTCAGCAAAAAGCAAATTCTGTTATACGTCGCCAGATCAACACAAAAATCAAACCGGCGCACGCAGTGGATTATTTATCTTTCGCGCTCTGTTTCACGCACTGGTTGGCGTAGACCGCCCCCGCCGCGCACAGCACGCCTTGAATAATAGCGGTAAAGACCGCCATGGCCGCGTCCTGCCCGCCTCCGATGGGCGACGTCGCCAAAACGTACAGCGCGGCCAGCACAATGCCCACTGCGGCCAGAACCGCCGGGATGAGCTTGTCCGCCACAGCCGTGCTGGTTTTCAGGCAGTACCCAACGAAAATCAGCGCCGGAATCAGTACCAGCAGCTCCGGTTTAATGTAGTTCATGTAGTCGATGTTCATAGTTTAGCTCCTTTCTTAATGAATCGGCAGCACCCGCGCCCGGTTGTACAGTTCTGTGCCTGTTCCGTTGCCGCCAAGCGCATGGTAGCTCTTGTACAGATATTCCAGATTTTTAAGGCCCGCCGTATCAATCCAGCCCTGCTCGATATAAAACGTGCAGACCTGGTACAGGCGGTCGTGCAGGATTGCCAGCATCCCCGCCTTGATGGCAGCCCTCTCTTCTGCGTCGTCCTTGATTTTTTTCGCCAGCCGCCTATAAACGACCAGCAATCCCGCGGCAAGTACGCCAAAGGCCCACTCGACCCAGTATTTTATAATCCACTCCGGCACGCTCAACCCTCCACGTATTTTGCATGATAGGCCCTGTCGTTATCGAGGTTGTACTTTTTGGCAACCGCGTAGAACTCCATCGCCGCAGCGTTCGGCAGGACGACGTGATCCAGCCAGACCTCCTGATGCGTCGGCGCAGCGGGCTTGTCCTCTTTGATGGCGGCATCGTACCGCGTCAGATTGAACTGCTTCACGACCGCCAGCAAGCTCGACGTGTAGGTCGGGCTTGTGGCCCAACCATCGGTGCGGATGTACTCGCAAGCCTTGTTGATGTCGGTGCAGCCGACGAGGTTCGAGTAGCGGCTCATGGTAGTGAGCTTCTTGATGTAGTCCTCTACGCAAGCAACCATCGTATCATAGGCGCGGAAAGCGGCTGTGATGGTGATGTACTTACTGCCGTCCCACTCCTTGGTCTGCTTGTTGTAGACCTTGCCTGTCCAGTTGCTGGCCTTGATGCCGAACAGGTTATTCGCCTGCACAGCAAGATCGCTCGTGCCGTAGGCGCTTTCAAGGCACGCCTGCGCAATGCAGAGCGACGGCAGCAGATGGGCGCTCAGGCAGCGCTCCCGGCACTTCTCGGCCATCACGTCGATGAACGTCTGCTCCTGCGTTTTGGCGGGTGCAGCGTCGGCCACGTCGCCCTTCAGGCGCGTTGTGACCTGCGCCGCAATGTCGGGGAATTTGCTCTTGAGATAGGGGCCGGGGCAGGCCGTGGCGGCGTAAAAGCAGTGCATCGTCAGGCTGCCGTTTTTGTCGCCGGTGTAGGTCAGTTCCTTGATGCCGTTGCGGCGGCAGATGTCGGTGCAAAGGTCGAGCAGCGCCGAATAGGCCTTGTCACTGATGTGCCAGTCCGGCGCACAGCCGTCGTTGGCGACCTCAATCGTGACAGCGCGCTGGTCGTTCCACGGCGACGAGCTGCACCACGAACGGTCTGCCTCGTGGCAGAACAGACCGATGCGGCCGTTGGAATCAATGGCATAGTTGGAACTCATCTGGCGGGATGCTTTGCCAACGATAGAGCCGAACGCTTCCAGCGTGGTATTGCCAGCCATATGGTGCACCGTGATCTTGCTGATGGGCTGGCTGCGGGGTCTGTTGCAGTTGGGGCTAATGGCCGTATAAACGGCAAGTGCGGAATCACTCATCGTCGTCGTCTCCTTTGCCGTTGGAAAGTTCTTCATCCATTTCCGGGGTCAAAATCGTATCTTTTTCAGACATATAGCACCTCCAAGTGTGTTTCACTTTTTCGTCCTTTCTCCCCGCATGGGCGGGGAGAATGATTTTCGCAAGTTGTAAAAATATGTATCGTAGCCCAAATTTTCTGGTTCGCCAATGGTTTCGATAGTGTCACCAGGTGAAACGGGAAACAAAGGAGACCAGTAGTATGTATAGTTTCTGGATTCTGTATGGCCTTGGTCCACGATGACGCCATTGATCTTAATACGGTGGAAAATTGATGCCTCAGTAGACCCGGTCGAGCAACAGAATTGTACAAATCCTGGTGTGTCAATGGTAAAAGTGCCTTTTTTGCCGAGTTTAGTGTAGTTTGTATAATCAGGTCTGGCTATTGATTCGGCTGCTGCCACCGCTGCCGGGCTGGCCGCCCAGCCACCAGCAGCAGTCTTGCTGGCGTCTGCCGTATCACTCACACGTACATCGCCCGGCAGGTCAGCCCCACCGGGCAGCTGGTAAAAGGGGTTTCGGGTTGCACTCATAAGAAGTACCTGTGCAAACTGCACAAGGCTGTCTTATGGCAGACCCCCCCCCCAGAATGAACAACGTAGTTTCGTCATTTTTCTATACCTCCAAAATGAATTTATGTTGATTCTGTTAAGTAATACAGCGTCCCCGAAACAGCTGCGTTTTTGGCAAAATCTAATTTTGACGACGTCAACCCGGTAATGCAGCGGAACACTGCGCTTTTTGTGTACATGACCGCTGGTATAAATAGTGTGTTGGAACTGGCCACAAATAGTATCGAAATGGAATTGTCTGGAATAGGTATAGACACCTGCGCATAAGTGTCAGTCGTGCCGGAAAAAGATTTGCTTGCAATTTGAATTTTATTTGTCTTTTTACTCAGTGCACCACCAACTGCCTTAGCATCAGCTGCAACGCCCTCTTGCGTCAGCGTTTTGTCGGGTGCTTCCTGCTTATACGGATTATTTGCTGCTCCACTCATTACTGGCTCACCTCCAAAATAAAGACCGCCGCACTCGTCGGTGCTGCGTTCGCATAAAACTTAACCACACCCGCCCCGGGTTCAAGTGCGGCTACCATTCGCACCGCGTCCGTCACCCTCGTGCGGTCAGATACGGCGATATGGCTGTCCGCCGTAACATCTGCCACATTTACTGTAGCGCACTGCGTATAACTCGTGCTGGTTCCGTCGTTCCACGCCACGCTATAATCGCCGGAAGTCCAGGCGCTGGCTGCCACCGTAACTGTCACCGGCTTGGGCAGTTTTGCGTCGATTTGGGCCTTATCGTAGTAATTCGCAAACTTACTACTTTCTCCAGTATCCTTCCATACGCCGGTATCGCTGTCCCACACCCAGATCGTATCTGTATCTCCCACAATAGCCCAGTTGCCGTCATAACCGGTATCGTGGGCCGCGTACAACGCCTCGTAGTTCGGGTACCACCCCACCGCGCCCTGGCTCACCTGCTGGGCCAGGGCCGCATAATATTTGGCGTTGTCCATGCCCTCTCCGGGGCGCGTGCCGGTATCTCCCACGGCCCAGCTGCGGGCCTCCTTGGCACTGGCCGCTGCGGCCGTGGCGTTGGCAGGCGCGGCCTTGATGGCCTCGATGTTCTCGTGTACGTCCTGGATGCCCGCTTCATTATCCCGCACGATTTTGGCGTTGGCGGCCACCTCAGCGGCCAGCACTTGCACGGTCTTGTATTCGTCCGTGCTCTCGAGCATTCCATCCTGCACCGGGTTCCTGTCGATTTCCAGCCGCAGCGCGGCCATACCGGCCACACCACCGCCCGCCAGCACCTCTACCACCGGGGCGAACGTGCCGTAGCCGGTCGTCATCTGGGCCGTCACGGCCAAATAAACTGTGTTTCGGTCGCTGCTCACGCCCAGCGCAGGGTTGTAGACATAGTGCCCGTCCTTTTTATCCATCCGCAGGTTGACATCCGCACCGGTGGGCAGTGTCCAGGGCTGCCCGCCCTTGTACAGGTCCACGGCCAACACCGGGAGCGTATCATCGTACTGTACCAGATGCACCGGCTGCACAACGTCACGCCGGTCAAAATCCGCCCGCGTCGCCTTGATAAGCGCTGTCTCGGGCGGGCTGTAATTGGCTGCCGCCATTTAAATCACCTCACTGAATCATTCTGCCGTTGACCAGCACATAGCCGTCGCCCGCGCCATCCACGCCCAGCTGCACCTTCACATTTCCTTTTGCGTCGCTTATCGCAATAGCGCCGCCGGAATACTGGCCCGCCATTGTGACGTTGGCGATCATGTTGTTGGTGTTGCTGGCCGCCGGGCCGTACAGCACCAGGCGGCCCACGGCGTTGTTCGACCCCCACGTGGACATAAACGCGCCCATGTGCCAGTTGCCGTCGTTGGTTTTACGGTACATTTCAATTTTGGCGTCGTCGATGACGCACTTGCTCTCCGAAACCGTCGAGGTAAACTTGCCGGTGATGTCTACAGCCCCGTCCGAGCCGATTTTGAAGTTGTCGCTGTTCACTACAAGCCCGCCGTTGAACGTCGTGACGCCTGTGTCCAAATTGGACACAAACTTGCCGTTGGTGGATTGCAGCACGCCGCCCTTGATAAGATTCGCGCTCATCGTCCCAGATTTAATGAGGTTGGCGCTCAAACTGCCGGTCGTGATAAAATCGGCATTGATTGCACCGTCCATCGTGGCGGCCAGGCGGTACGGCCCGCCGTAACCGCTGCTGCTGTACCCCCATCCGGCAAGATTCCACCGCCAGACCTTTGTGGCTTTGGCGATTTCAGGTTTGTCCATGACCAGTATCTCATCCGGCTCATCCGCGCCGGTGGAGCTGTGCAGCACCACATAGCCGCCCAGGTTGCCGGTGATAAGCTGTGTGGCGCGGTCAATGGCCCGCTCCAGGTCGCTGCGCGTCTTGTTAACGGTCGATTGTACGGTCTTTCCCATGTCGGCCACGGTGTTGGCCAAACTGCTGCGGGCGTCTCCCAGTTCTACGCTGTCGTACCGCTCCAGCAGCACGTCATAAACCGTTTTGATGCACCGGGCATCCGCGCTCACGCCCAGCTTCGCAAACTGAACATGAACGGTATCGCACAGGCACACCCGCTCCAGCAAGGCCATGTCGGCGTATTCGGCGGTCTGTTCCAGTTGGGCAAAGCTCAATGTCAGGCTCACCTTCGGCACGCCCACCTTGTTGGCGCTGATATAATCCAGCGCGGCCTGCCGCAGCTGCGCGGCGGTGGGCTGCGCTTTTATGTCCTGGCTCACGTCCAGCGTCAGCACCCGCACAAAGTCATACTGGCCGTCCGGCACGTTGACAACCGGGCTGCCGGTAATCTGGGTCACGTTTCCGTCGCTGTCCACCCAGTATGGGTAGACGCCGGTGTAGACCTCGGCGCAGCTTTCTTCCTGGGTCAGGTCGGTCAGGTTCTTGCCATAGCGGATCGTAACGCCGCGGTCGGTGCCGCGCTGGCTGTGCAGCTTGACGGTGGTGTTGTCCCACTCATATTCGCCGCCGTACACATCCAGCACGCTACCCTCCACGCCGCCCAGCACGCTGCGCAGGCTGCCCGGCACGGTCACGGCAAAGTCCGCCACCGTCTGGATGTCCGTCCAAAAGTTGTAATCACAGCTTACCGCCGCATGGCTTTTAAGCTGCTGTAAGGCGTCAACTGCGTTCAACGCCTTACACGGCCCAACAGGAATGCCGCTCAAATCGTAGCTGATGTGCTGCGCGTTGACCGTCACCTGTCCACCGATGGGGCGGCTGATTTTATAAATGCGGAAATACTGTGCCTCGCTGTAGGGGTTCGGCTTCGCCAGAATCAACCCGCGCAGCGCCAGGCTGCTGTAATGCTGCCCGGTGATGGGATAGACCATTTCCAGTTCAAACGCGCCGTTGCGCTCCTCGGTCACGGTGCAGCTGACAGCATCCCGCAGCACCCCCACGCCGTTGCCCTGCAAGCCGGTCGTGCCGTCATAATATCTCGGATAACTAATAATTTACACCTCCTACAACGTCCACCATCTAGGTGTGATTTCGCACTTGCTAATGCCACCGCTCCAGCTAATTTGTGTAGCTCCTGCCCCCAAAGTAGGAAATTCAGGCGCAGTTACATATTTATTTAAGTTTGTCGCTTCTCTGTAAGCGTCCATCATTTCGCAATCTAGGTACATAGGCCCGGTGTAGCCTGTAATACTTATTTGTGTGCCCCCAACTTGTAATTTAGCATCGCCAGTAACGGTTAGTGCGATAAGCGGCAGGGACGGGAATACAGTGGGATTGTACAGAGAATCACCGCTTTTGACTTCAACAGAATTTTCGCCGTCTTTTAAGTATTTCTGTGGCTTGCAATCCAGCGAAATAGTGAATGGCGCAAGATGGTTTGCCCGGATATCAGTTTCCGGGAAATTAACTACCCGCGCCATTCTATACACATTTGGTTCTTCCTCTGTTTCAAGCCTGCGATAGCTAAAAGTAGTTCCACGCAGAAAAGCTGCAATTGTTGGTAAAGTGTCGCTTACATCAGTGTCCGTAAGCGCAAAGCATTTCGCAGTTGCACTAACATTAGCATAACTTCCATCCCATTCAGTCAAATCTCCGCTGCGTCCAGAAATGGTCGTAGCGGTTACTCTGGGCGTCGGTTGCCCAAAAGAAATTGCATTTTGCAGCTGAATTCCAACATCGAGGCTGCATACACCGTCAAGCCAAAATCCATTAAGCATATACAGCCGCCTTTCTGTTGCTTTGTGCCTGAAGCTCATACGAAATCCGATCCGCCAGCGCATGTGCCATGGAGTTGACATCATTAAACTGTATGCCGTTAATATCGATGTTGACCGTCATGCCGCCAGCCGCGTTTGCGTTGCCTTTGCGGTATTCCGTCGCCTCTGCGCTTGTAAGCACCATCTCGCCGCGATGCAGGTTGGCAACATAGTTGTTATACGGTACGTAATCAAGGCCACCTGCGTGACTGCCATCTGTGCCACTACTGTTGACATCAACATTAACAGAGCGGTTTCCGAACAGGTTGTCCCACAAACCATTAAACCAGCTGACAAGGCTGTCCCAAGCTGCCGAGATGCCATCAATAATGCCATCAATGACCGCGTCACCCATTTGCATTGCGCCTTCTACAATGTCCGGCAAATGCTCTATAAAGTAGGTCAGCAGTGTTTCCACGATAGATGCAGCGGCAAGCATAATGTCAGGCAAGTGTTCCGAAACGCCCTCTACAAACGCAATCAGCATTTGTCCGGCAGTGTCAAGCATCTGCGGCAAGTTCTCATTCAGCTTTGAAACCAGCGTCAAGACGATTTGCAAGGCAGATTGTGCAACGGTTGGTAGCATCTGATAGATGCCGTTTCCCAACACGGTTATAATCTGAATTGCCGAATCAATAAGTTGCGCCGCGTTTGCGCTAATTCCCGTAACAAGCGTCTGCACGATGTTCACGGCAGACTTCGCCAGCTGCGGCAGAACGGTTTCAATCAAGCTCGGCAGCTCTGCCATGATGGGAGGAACAAGGCTCTCTATCAGCTTAGCAGCGCCGTTCAGGGCGACTTCTATTCGGGGAAGGATGTTACTTGCCGCTGTAGTTGCGCTATCCACAAAGTTGCTGATAAGTTGCCCAAAATTGGCATTATCATCGGCAATTCCAGTTACAAGGTTTGACCATGCGGATTTTGTAGCGTTCACACTTCCTTGAATCGTTGTGGATGCTTCTTTAGAGGTCGTACCAGTAATGCCCATTGCGTTTTGAACATCATGAATCGCGCTTACAACGTCCGCATAGCTGTCAATGCTGTATTTGGTATAGTTTCCCTGCGCGGCGTTCAGCTTGTTTGCGTCATCAAGTAGACGCTGCATTTCCTGTTTTGTTCCGCCATAGCCGAGTTTTAGGTTGTCCAGCATTGTGTAATTCTGCTTGCTAAAGCCATTATAAGCATTCTGGATGCTCTCCATGTCCGTGCCCATTTTGTTGGCATTGTCGGACATGTCACCAATGGCAGTATTGGCAAGCTCTGCCGCCTGTTCCGTATCGCCCCCCAGACTAGACACAAGCGCTGCTGCAAATGTAGTTGCCGTGTTCATGTACTCGTTTGCCGAAAGCCCAGCCGTTTTGTACGCATCGGCTGCATACTGCTGAACTTTATCGGCGCTAGTTTTATACAGCGTTTCAACGCCGCCTACAAGCTGCTCGTAATCTGCATAACTGTTAATTGCAAGTCCTGTCAACGCCGAAATTGCTGTTGCGCCTGCCGTAGTAGCGGCAACGGATACTTTCGCAACGTTCGTAGCAACGTTAAAGATGCCTTTTCCAACTGTTGAAGCAGCCGAACCAACCTTCCCAAACAGTCCCGTCAATCCGCTTGCGCTGCTTTTCGCATTTTTCAAGCCTTTTTCATATTCACTGGAATCCAGTGTGATTTTTGCAAAAAGGTCAAATACGTCCACTTACTCGCTCACCTCCTGCCGTTCTTTTGTTTTCAATCCATGCCGCGCCGCAAAGTCTTTGAAATCCGCCTGCACCTGTTCCGGCGTCCGCGTATCCACTTTGGGCGGGTGGATAATGTCAATATATCTCGCTGGCCTGTCCTTTACGCCTGTCACCGCTACCACAAGGCTCCACGCGCTGTCTGTCATGTACACCTTGTAAAGCTGTTCTTCAAAATCAGCTTTCAAAGCGTAAGGCAGCGCCGACACAAGCACCTTTGCGCTCAGTTTCGGCATTTTCAGCAGTACAGGGATTACTTGTTCTGCCCGCCACCGAGATACGATTTGAAAAAATCAACAAAACCCTTATCGTTCAGCAGGTCGGCAACTTGCTTGCAAGTGATAAGGAAATTCTGTTTGCCGATTTCTTCCACCGTCAGACCGTTAAACGGTGAAAGGATTGCATATACATCCTCGCGGTGCTGCTTCAACGCAATGTTCAGCAGTTTAACGATTTTCGCAAGGCCGAAACGCTGCATTGCAATGCGGGTCGTTTCGCCTTTCGGCATCGTTTTCTGCATCTCTTTCACAAGCGCTTCATCATCAATCAGGTTTGTGATGGGCTGCGCAATCTGCAAAACCACTTCCAGCGCTTCATCCGTGCTAAGTTCAGAAAAAATCCGCATTAGGCTTCATCCTCTCCGGCCTTGATATACACCTCGCACGGAACAGTGTCCTGCGCGGTAATGGAGTAGTGCGCTGTGTATTCAAAGCTCATCTGGCCTTTTTCCTTGTCGCCGGTCTGCAAGCTAAAGCCGCCGGTGGACAGCGTATTCAGCATATGAATGGCACAGAAACCGCCATTCGTAGTGCCGTGCTTGTCAGAGTAATCGCACAGCAGCCACAAATCGGTAAAGTCGCTGTCTTTCAAATCATTGCGCGGCGTGATTTTGGACACCTTGGAAGTAGTCGTAACATCCGCAGCGCCAAACATGCTCTTGGCATTTTCTGCCGATGCCGAAACATACGTTCCGCTGAGCTTGACTTCCCAAGATTCAATCTGCTTAAGCTCTTTCATGTTCTTTGGGCAGTTGTCGATGTCCTCGCCGAAGTCGGTAAAGCTCGGCACAGCCGTAAAGTTGATGCCGCCGGTCGTAGCGCCCAGCAGCGCACTTTCTTCCGGCGCAGTACCGGCAGTCGGGTCAAACGTAGTTGCAAGATAGCCCGCGTTCAAGACCAGTTCCTTAAACGCAGATTCAGGAATACGAGTAAATTTCATGCTTTCACCTCAATTTAGGCATAAAAATTCGGCGGTCACGTTGATGTACCGCCGTTTTAGGTTTTTGTCTGTGTCATCTGCCAGTGCCTGGCAGAACGGGGAGCCGCGTTTTAACCAAATCAAGCCGTCATCTACCGGCAGCGTCACGCCGCCAATGCCCAGCGCGTCCGAAAGCTCAAGCGCTTTTGCATTGGGCACAGCTTCGCTCGTGGTATGGAACCACATGTTGACCGTCAACGATACCGCCCCGCCGCCCCATGCGTCAAACACAGCATCATAGGTCAGGTAGGGGAGTACAGCGTCATCCGGCACGGCATTGCTGGCGTATGCAGTCATAAATTGCCCGAAAAACTTCTGTAATGCAGCGCCCTTTGTCATGTCGGCAATCCCTCCCTAAGCCGTTCAGCAGTAAAGCTCTTTAGGTTTTGCAGCATCGGGGAAGCGCTTGCCGGGGCTTGCTTTTCTTCGGGTCGGCTTGTGACCCGGAAATATGCCCCTGTCGTCACGTCCTTATATACGCTGCCGTACTCGATGGGCACATCTTTCCGCACAATGCCGGTATACACGCTGGTCACACCCTGCGCTTCTGCCTGCCGTGCTTCAAGGCTGCTGTCCAGTGCGACGTAGTTCGCAAACTCTGCTCCCTCGCTCCACTCGGTAGCATAGCCGCCCTCGCCGTCAGGCTTTGTCAGCTTATCCATGATGATGCAGCTATGCGAAAAATCATCTAAAAGGCTCATAGCTTTCTCCATTTGTTCAGCCGGGGCGCAAACACGCCCTGCCAGCCCGTCACAGAGCCGCCAGAATTGCCGTTTGCGCTCGATTTGGTGTAACTATACCCTGCAAAACTCTCGCTTTGAAACGGGCTGTTTGCAGCGCTCTCATACTTGTCGCGCCATGCTTCCACATCCTCAACCAGAGAAATAAAGGCGGCTGGCACAGCCAGCGCCCACACAGTCCCGTCAAACGTTTCATCGGTCAAGCTGCCAGCACCGTACTGGTGCACGCCATCATTGAACACGCTCCCAATAATGCGGAAATATTGCCCCTCAACTAAAAAAGGCAGCGTAATGCTGCCGTCCTTGATGGTAAATGTGCCGCTGTACGCGCCATCCGGGACCTTAAACCAGTTCCGGCACTCTCGCATCAATTCTTCAAGCATTACGCCGCCCCCTTATTACTTTTTGAACTTTGCCAGCACGACTTTGGCTTCGTTGGTCAGCGCCGCAACGTAAAACTCGTCAGCGGTAATCTCGGTGGAACGGTTACGAGGCTTGCGCTCGGTCTCCACGTTGATATTGCGCTTGCGGTAGATGGTCAGGGCGGGCACATCGTCCTCGGTCTCGCTGTCCTCGTTCAGCTTGACGATAGGGCAAGCGTAGTAGGCGGTAGCGGCAGCCTTGACCTTATCACCGACAATCAGTGCAGCAGCGCAATGGGGCTGGATGGTCGCCAGATGCTTTTTGGTGGAGGTTTCGGTGGTAGCATCAGCGACAATCTCAATGGTGCCGGTGCTGTTGTCCTTCTCGTACTCGATAGAAGGAACCTTGCGAGATGCCACAACGCGGGTGTTGGCAATCTTGCCGATTTCGCCGGTGACAGCAACGCCAGCCTGATACTTGTCAGCGCTGATAAAGTCCGCATCCTTGCGCAGGGTAGCCATCTGCTTGGGGTTGATGAACATGACCTTGTCGCTGTTGATCTCCTCGTTGAACACGTCGATAGCGTCCACAAC